TGAATGAACCTGCTATCAATTTCGTGGACAAGTTTACTCATATTATCGAAAACACGCAAGAACCTTATACACCTTCAACCTACTACAAACCAAGTGGCGTTGGAGGTTGCTTGCGTAAAATGTACTTCGAACGTACTGGACAAGCCTTACAAGATAATGCTAGTTACAATCTTATCGCAATGGGTGAAGCCGGTACATTTAGACACGAAGTATTGCAGGAGTACATGGTACGCCTGTCTAAAACGGATCCAGACTTTGAGTGGTTAGATGTAGCCGAATACCTGGAGGAAAATCCCGTAGAGGGTACAATCGTTGACAAAGACTTCGTCAAAAATGAGTATGAAACGAAATGTAAGAACGAACTTCTTCAGTTGTCGTTCCTATGTGACGGCCTTGTAAGATGGCAAGGTAAGACATACATCATGGAAATTAAGACGGAGACGATGTTCAAGTTTAATAAACATACGGAGCCGTACGAAGAACACAAAATGCAGGCGACTTGCTACGGTATGTGTTTAGGTGTCGATGACGTCTTATTCCTTTACGAGAACCGCGATAATTTTGAGAAAAAGGCTTATACCTATCATATCACGGACGCTATGAAGGAACAAGTATTAGACAAGCTAGTTACTTGTGAAGAGTATGTAGAACGAGGTGAAAGTCCTAAGATCTATTGCTCGTCTAATTATTGCCCTTATTGTAGAAAGGAAGGACGTAGCCTATGACCTATACTGGTAAAATGTTCGAAGAGGACTTCAAAAAGGGCGCCGAACTTTGTGGTAATGAAGCCAAGTTTTCCCGTCTGTACGATACTACAAACGGCTTTAGAGGAGTAGCAAACCCTTGTGACTTTATCGCAGCGACGCAGTATGGAACAGTTTATGTCGAACTAAAGACCACTCAGTCTAGTTCGTTACCGTTTTCGAATATTAGTGAACATCAATGGCAGGAACTATTCATCGCGGACCGTTGCAAGCATGCGCTTGGAGGCGTATTAGTTTATTTTCCTAAACACGCTATGATTAAATGGTACCCAATGACTCAACTCACTCGCCTACGAAATCTAGGGCAAAAGAGTATCAATCCAACAGTAGAGACTGAACTTGGCTATTCAGTGGACTATTTCAAAAAGCGCACGCGGTTGACCATACCGATTGAAAATGTTCTTAAAGCGTTCAAGGAACATTTAGCGGATAAGCAAGATGGGTAAGCCTAAACTACCCCGCATTGATGTACGACTGGACGAACTCGCTGAGGCTTCGAAGAACGCCGAAGATTATGGCGAAATTGTCAATGTCGTAGTCGATGAAGTAGTTCAAAAAGCTACTAAGCCTTTGGATAATGTGATGGAACAGATCCAGGAGTTGCTGAAGGACGTTCAATCCATGTCCACGGAAGATTTGAACTATTTTATAGCTTATTTACCTACGGTTATGTATTTCACTACGGACAGAGCCGAACTCGTCGGTATTAAGATGGACGCAAGTGCTGCAATACGTCGCGAAAAATATGACGACCTGTACGCTTTTGCTGCAGGGAAAACTATCCCGGACAAAGAGTCCGAGACACGCAAATTGGTAATGAACGAGATCGTCATTGAGACGGCCTATAAACGAGCCTATAAAAAGGTTCAGTCTAAACTGGAACAAGCGGATAAAGTATTAGCTTCGCTAAAACGAGTTCACCAATTTAGACTTAATGATATCGAACTCACTCAATATAATTCAACAGGAGTAACACTACATGCAAAAAGAAATCGCCGTAAAGATGATTGACCCTAAACTAGATCGACTTAAATTTACAGAAGATTGGGTCGATGTTCGTATTAGTTCGATCACTGAACTAGACGCTAGCAAGGAACAAGTATCCAAATGTCGAACCGTTCTTCAAAAGGCGCAAGTCCTAAACATTAAAGCCGGTCAAAGTATTAAGATTGCGCACGGCTTTGCTTTAGAACTACCTAAAGGACATGAAGCTATCCTCCATCCTCGTTCAAGTTTGTTCAAAAAGACTGGACTGATCTTTGTATCAAGTGGCGTTATCGATGAAGGATATAAAGGAGATACCGATGAATGGTTCTCCGTTTGGTACGCAACCCGGGACACTGAACTATTTTATGATCAACGCATTGCGCAATTCCGTATCCAAGAAAAGCAACCGAAATTGAACTTTAATTTCGTTGATTCTTTAGGGAACGTAGCTCGCGGAGGACATGGAAGTACAGGAGATTTCTAATGAAACTTGAACAGATTATGCAAGATTGGAACAAGGACTCCAAGGCGCTTGTAGCTGTTCACGGACTAGAGAGGGAAAACCTACCGAGGATTCCTTTTTCTACTCCTATAATGAACTTCCAAACCTATGGAGGTCTACCCCGCAAGCGTGTGATCGAGTTCTTTGGACCGGAGTCAAGTGGTAAAACTACTTCGGCTTTGGACATTGTAAAAAATGCGCAGTACATTTTCCAAGAAGAGTGGGAGCAGTTGCAGGAAGATTTGAACGCTCAACTAGAGGAGCTTCAAAACGCAAAAGGTTCGAACAAAACTAAAATCAAGGAAATCCAAATGCGCTTGGATGCTCACAAGGAACCACTGAAAATTGTATACTTGGATTTAGAAAATACATTGGACACGGATTGGGCTAAGAAATTAGGCGTTGACGTGGATAACCTTTGGATTGTACGGCCGGAACATAACTCCGCAGAAGAGATCCTTCAGTATGTCATTGATATGTACGATACAGGAGAAGTCGGCCTAATTGTTTTAGACTCACTTCCTTACATGGTTAGTCAAAACCTACTGGACGAGGAACTTACCAAAAAGGCTTATGCAGGGATTTCGGCACCGTTGACGGAGTTCAGTCGAAAAGTAACGCCTTACTTAACCAAGTACAATGCTATTTTCTTAGGTATTAACCAAATCCGCGAAGACTTGAACAGTATGTATTCAACGTACTCAACGCCTGGTGGTAAGATGTGGAAGCATGCTTGCGCCGTTCGTATCAAGTTCCGCAAAGGGGACTTCATTGACGAAAAGGGTGAAAAAGTGAACCGTTCTGCTCGTAACCCGGCAGGTAACATGGTTGAAGCCTTTGTCGAAAAGACTAAGGCCTTTAAACCTGACCGTAAGCTAGTTCAATATACCTTGTCTTACCACGAGGGTATCCAAGTCGAAAGTGACCTTGTAGACGTGGCTATCGAATATGGCTTCGTAAACAAGACCGGCGCCTGGTTCAGTATTGTAGACCCTGACACTGGTGAGATCCTCGAGGATGAAAACGGGGACGACCTAAAATTCCAAGGTAAGTCAAAAATAGTTCAGCGCCTACGAGATGATGACCAAGTGTTCGATGACTTGATGACCAACGTACACGAGGCTATTTCTTATGAGGAGCAATAGCATGGCTCAACGAACATTATTTTCGCGTCCTAGTGGACCTAAGGTCTCCAAGCCTATCAAGCGCAGACCTAAGGTTCAACTAGACCGCGAAGTGCTTGAACTAATCAACAGGCGTCAACGTCAAATTTTAGTTCATTCAAATCTCTACTATCGCCAAAACGTGAACCTTATTACAGACGCGCAGTATGATAGATGGAGTCATCAACTTTACGACCTAATACAGGCTCACCCAAACGAATTTAGAAAATCCGCATGGTACGAGGCTTTTCGAACATTCGACGGTAATACCGGTATGGGGTTACCGTATACCGATCCATGGGTAGAGGGAACAGCTACTCACTTATTGAAAATTTCAGGAGGACAACCAACTTGATCAATTTAGCTAACAGGTACAGACCTAAACAATTCAGTGACGTAGTAGGACAAGACTACGTCAAGGAAATCCTAATCAACCAACTAGAGACCGGGGAGATTAAGCACGCCTATCTCTTCTGCGGAGGAGCTGGAACAGGGAAGACCACCTCAGCGCGTATCTTCGCCAAAGACGTCAATAAGGGACAAGGTACGCCAATTGAGATCGACGCTGCGTCTAATAATGGAGTGGAGAACGTCCGTGATATCATCGAAGACAGTAAGTTCAAATCATTAGACAGTCAGTACAAGGTTTACATCATTGACGAGGTTCATATGCTTTCAACTGGCGCCTTTAACGCACTATTGAAAACACTAGAGGAACCACCTGCAGGAACTATCTTCATCCTATGTACTACGGATCCTCAAAAGATACCTGGAACAATTATGTCCCGGGTACAGCGTTTTGACTTCACTCGTATTCCTAACGAAGACATCGTTCACCAACTAGCTTACATTTTAGAAGCAGAATGCGAAAACGGTGCGCCGTATAGTTGGGACACTGAAGCTCTTGCGTTCATTGGTAAGCTGGCTAATGGAGGGATGCGCGACGCGATTACACGCTTAGAAAAAGTCCTGGACTACACAATGGACATCACTATTGAAGAAGTAGCTAACGCACTAGGTACGCCAGATTATGAGACCTTTGTAGCCCTAACTGATACCATTCTTTCGAACGATACTGAAGCAGCGTTACGCACGTTAGATGATTTCTTTATGTCTGGTAAGGACTTAAAACTAACTATGCGCAACTATACGGACTTCCTTGTCGATGTCTGTAAGTACGCACTTACGCAAGATATCTCGTTCACTTCCTTGCCTAACCATTTAGGCGCAGACTTAGCACGGCTTCAACATACTGTCGATTATTCCTTGCTATTGTGGATGCTGGAAGAAATGAACCGACTAAACTCCGTGATCAAATGGGAGCCCAACGCTAAACCTATTATAGAAGCTCAAATCTTACTAATGACGCAGGAGGACTAGCATGGTCGATTTTATTGGGCAACGTAAAGCCAAAGAAT